ATAATCTTCCTGAGCTTTCTTTGACGCAGCTATATAATCATTCTGCTGCTTTTGCTTTAATTCGTTAGTTTTAATCTGCAAATTCGCTTTGTCTGCGTTAGTTATCCAGTGGTCTTGAAATGACCTGTCAGTCCTATTAAAAGCATCTGCGCCATAGTAGGTGTTTCTGTTTGCGTCAGTAAGTGAATACTGATATTTTGCCATGTAGTCTTTGAGATGCTGCGGCAATTCATCGTAAGTCCATCTGTTTGAACCAACCGGCATGACAGACCTCCATTAATTATTGTTGAACTTCCTGTCCCTGTGTTTGCTGTTGCTCGCCACCCTGCTGCTCCGGTGGAGGCTGTGAGCCCGGAGGAGGCGGAGGTGGAGGCTGTATAAGGTATTTTGTAATATCAAGATCAAGCGACTTCGCCCAATCTTGCAATAGAGCGTTGACGGCAGTGTAGTCCCCTGTACCTGAAGCGTAGCTCCACAGGTTCGGGAAAAGGTTCTGCATTGCCTGCGACATGTTATCCGCTTCACGCTGCCTGTTTGGTTTTCTTGTGCTTCCGGCAGCTATGCGATACTCAAGATTGTGGCATATATCTGACGGATCAGACGACACAACAAGTTGATCCCACAAGAAAGCCATCGGCTTACCAAGAACATTAACAACATCCCTGCCGGTAATATGCCATCTTGATGCAAGGGCTTCTTTCTTTGCAACATCCGTCATGGCATCTTCAACCTTGTTTGCCATGTCATCAGGACGAATCCTAGTCTGGTCGCTCTTGACCTGAGCTTCTGACGCCGATCTGTATGACGCTGCTGTCTCTCCGTAAACAAGTTCAGTCAGTCCGACTCGTTTTTCAAAGTTGCGCTCAACAGCCTCAAGCACACGCCAGATATCCGAATTAAAATTCGGATGCTGCAAAAACTGAACAACCTCGCCAACTGTTCCGTGCGTCTCGTCTATCTCAAGCAACTCGTAATCGTTTCCATGAAGTATGGTTGACTTGATTTCTTCGCCAAGCGATTTCTTGAGAGCAAGAAAATCACGACAGGAAACACGAATCTTTGATGCGACAAACGAATAGACCCAATTGATAAACTTAAGTTCACCAAGTCCGGGTTTTAAATGCGACATCGGCCACACTTTTCTTGGCCGCTCGTGAAAAACAATTGGCGTGAAAGGCCAAGAGTCGTTAGCCCAAAACGGGGTGTCCCATTCAAGCCTTTTCCTGATCTCGTTATCGTCCGCTGTGTTCTGTATGTCCGGAGGAATATTCAGCGGGTAATCAACTTTGTCGCATACAGCCAAGTAAGCGTAATCGCCATAGCCTTCAAGCGGCTCCATCATCTCTTGAGCTACGCCGCTGAGCCTCCCGCCAACGCCTACCTTGGAGTATATTTTCCAATAAACAAGAAGGTCATTGGTCTTGCCTTGCTTCCTCTTGTAGTCCATCACGGAGCCTTCAGCGGAGATATTTCCCTGCTGGTTGTAGCTTTCTAGATGGCCAGAAAGAGTTCCCGGCATAAGACCAAAGTCACGCTCAACTTGCCATACTGGGTCAACACAACGCTTGGCAATCCAGCCAGCCTCATCAATGGTCTCCATGTCTGGATCAATGACAAGGTTATCCACAGTATCATAAAATGATCCTATGAATTTTTTTCCTGTGCTTGGCGACACAAAAGGACGAGTCCAAAGCACACCCATGCCCTTGATGAGCGCCTCATCAATCGCACGTCTGGAATGATCTTTCAGGTTGAGAGCATCTGGTGTGAAATTGAGATACTGCTCAAGCATGGTCGATCTTGCTTCATCAACAGCACGCTGCTTTTCGTTGATGTCATTAAGCTGCTGAAACAGCATACCAAATTGATTTGGATCAAAAGGAGCAAACGCTCCAGCAGGGATTTCGGGAACAGTCCTTGGATTCACCTTGCGCACTGGGTTTCTGGCGTACAAGGTTGGGCCAAAAAGCTGCACCATTTCGGCAACTTTGTTCACAGTCATGGCAAAAGTTGGCCTAGGGAAATCGTCGGCGTTGCCTGTGAATGTGAATCCGTTGCCATTATTTCCACGGCGAAGCCCGTACATAAAGTCGTACGGGCCATCAAAAAACTGCATGCAAGTTTCAGCGTCACGACCAAACTCGTCCTGCTTAAAATCCCAAGCAAGCTGGATTTTTTTCAGCCAAGCAGAGACGATTGGAGCTAGGAGCGAGTCTGAAGCCATCTGTTATTTCGCAGCAGTTAATTGTGCGCCTTTCGTAGTCTGTTGGGCAGACTGTTTAGATGCCTTGACATGGCTCCAAGAGCCTGATTCCCTAGCTTCTGGAACCAGAATGGTAGGGTCATCAACATGTCTGACACCATCAGCGCACATAAGGGTGTTTGAATCCCTTTCAATAATGCTGCAAGAAATAGTGTCAGCGCCGACATAAGTTACTATCGCTGGCCTTGGTACAACGTTCTTGTCTGCGGCGTGATGCCACAAGACAATTTCCCCAATCGAAACTGGAGGCATAAAAAAATCGTTAGGCATTAGGCTTTTCCTTTTCTTTCCTCTGGGCCAACCATCCGGGCAGATCAAACTTCTCCTCTGGGTCGGCAATAAGTCCATATAATACCACGACTGCCGCTTCCCAAGCAATCAAAGACTTGTCGTTTGGCTCACTATTGCATATTTTCGCAATCTGTTTGGCGAGATCAGCCAAAGTGCCAGAAGGCGACTGAAGAGACCAAAAGCCAATATTCTTCCAGCACTCGTCATCAAGCTCTTTGGGGTCAGGAACATATTCAGCCATGTTACAGGCTGTTAAAAAACCTTCCTTTGCCATTGCTCCAAAAATCTCTGAAGAATCAGACATGTACTAAATCCTCTCCTTGCCGGGGCCAAGATTAATACTGCCTCCACCATTCTTGTTTGCCATCCTTTTTTGTTTCTTTTTGAAGGCACGCAAGACAGCGTCGTCGGCAGGCTGCGCAGTCTCAACCGGCTTGTACTTGAGATTTGCAGCGGCAAGATACCTTAAGCACGCCATGGCGTGTACTCTACCACGCTCTTCCGGTTTGTCAGTAATAAAACCTTTGGGGTCTTTTTTATAGCGATAGCGTTCAATTTCCCAGATAAAATTAACACATCTTCCAAAAACACGAAGCCTGACCGACCCGTCTTGTCGCACCAGCAAAAGGCTTCTTGCAGCTTCAATCGCACCAGAAACGTCGTCAGAACCCCATTGAAAACCACTGCCAGTGGCGTTTGAAAACACCCTATTTTTCCTAAGCGCCCTAGAATATTGCTGCTCAACATTCATGCCGCTGCCTATGTCACTCAACCTACCGCCGTGCATATCTATGATAAATTTTTCAAAATTCTGCCCGATGGATTTCTGGGCCATTTTCTGGCCAAATTGTTCAGCATCACAGTTGTAAATATAAAGCTCATCATAAATATAAATGTTATCGCCAAAGCTGCTTGGAGGAACAGCGACAAAAAGAACGCAACATACCTGACGGCCCGGATCGACAATAGCGTATTTTGTCCATTCGTATGGCACATGGAAGAATTCAACGCAGTGCATCGTCTTATTGAATTCGGGAAATACACGCAGGCTGTTGATTGCAAACTCGCCATTGACTCTAACCTTTCTCTCATCTTCACTCATGCCTTCAATAAATTCACGTTTTTCACGTTCACCGATGTGCGGGTTATCATCCAGAACAATCACAAACTCATCAACCGCTCTTTCGTCGGGCGTGCTTGGATATTTTTCAGCTTCAGTGATAGCACGTTCGTGAAGCTCAAGAAGTTTTTCAGTTCCAGCTTGAGGCGTTGCCGACCAGAATCCGCATCCTTTTCGATCCAAAATACGAGCGGACAACTCAGGATGCCAGTCTGGGTCAATAATCTCCTCATCAAGCCAAAAAATGTCAATATCGCTTCCTTGTGGGGGTTTTCCTTCGGACGAATAAAAGGTTATCTCCCAGCCATTTGAAAGGATAACTACCTTTGGAATGTTCTTGGCCTTGTTTTCCCAAGCAATTCTTTTGATCAAACGCTTTGGTATAAGCGGCGGGGATGGCCTGCTCAAATGGAAATTCTTGGCGTCTTCCTCGTCCCAAGGTCTGTATGCCCGCCACTGCTTGGTGAACTTGTCCCTTATAATCCTGAATGCCCCCGGCCTGCCAAGCTTTCTCCACATCACATTTCCGATGTGATCTAGGTTTCTTCCAACGCAAAAAGCCCTTCCGTTTGTGAGCGGATATTTAACATGCGGGTCTTCACCGCACACGGCCCTAGCCAACTCCACTGCGGCAACAGTTGTTTTTCCAGACCTATTGCCGCCACGAACAAGTCGATGGCGTGATTTTGATTTGTGAAAAGCTTGCTGAATCGGTATTGGCTCGTATATCTTGAGAGCTTCCATCCTTCTCTTGGCGTTTTCAGCCAAAAGTCTTTTGAGTCTTAAGCGTTCTTTTTGAGTGACGAGTACGGCGCCAGCCTGATTTGTGTTTTCAATGGCAATCTTGCACACGAGATGATCAGTGGAACCAATCGCTTTTTTTATCTCTGTCTTTTCCTGACGTTGCTTTCTTTTTTGATCCATCATGCTGGAAACCACAATGCGGTTTACCAGATCATAGCTCATGTCATCAGTGAGCTTATTGTCGCCAAGGTTAAGCTCACTTATCTTCTTCCTCACCAAGTCCAGCGTCACCATCCCACCGGGAAAATCGTTCTTGGAACTCAGTTCCGATCTCATCCACCACACCAGAGATCGCATCACATACTTCTCTATCTGCGTCTCTTCTCGATTGTTGCTGCTTTGTGTCATCCTGTCTTTCCTTTATCTGGCTTAACGCCGCAGCGATTTCCCGATCCAAATCCTCATCGGTCATCATGCCAGTGTCATCCGGCTTTTCGTCGGATTCCGAGGCGAATTTCCAGACACGAGTAACAATATCAAGAATGCGCTGACGCACCAAGGAGCCCTCGGCGGCAGCTGCAAATTCCTCATAAAGCATCTTGGCAAGAGCAGATGGGCCACCAGCGACCCGGACAAAATTCTCAGCCAACTCGGAAAGGTGAGG